AATAATTTTTCTACTAAACCAGATTGGTATTCTTTTCCATACAATGTAGTATAAACTCTTTGTAAATCGTCTAAAATAAGAGGTTTTAATAAGAATCCAGCTGTGTCATAAAGTCTTTCTGTGTTAGCCATCATCTCTCCATATGTACCTAACATACCTCCAGCAGCAGCATACTCAAGTCCATCTTGTAAATCTAAACCAGTTCCTTGACCTTTTATCGTGTTGTTTAGTTTTTCAAAAAAGTTTCTTTGTTCTCTTTGTCCATAGAAAGCTCTGTCTCCTGATAAAGCTTGCTTATAAGCATCTAGCATTGTCGCAGCCATAGCTCCTCCGAATGTTCCGCTTGCAAGAGTCTGTAAAGGGTTTAAAACGTTTCCATTTTCTACTTCCCACTTCATCATATTTAACATGTATTTACCTTGTCTAATTGGGAATCTTTTAAACAATAGTAAAGACTTGGTATACTGGTCGTTAAAAGCTAATGCGTCTAACTCAAAGTTTCTACCCATCTGAGAATCTTGTGCGTATTTTTCCATACCTCCCATGAGTCTTTGTTTCATTTTAACTTGGGCTACTGTATTATATTGTCTATTAATAATAGATTCTTTAAATTTTAAAACTTGTTTAGGGTCTAGTCCAAAGACATCTCTTAGCTTAGCTTCAGCATATTTTGTTCTTTGTTTTTTTGTTAATCCTGGAAGATTTAAGTCTATACCAGCTTCCCCGTCTAACATTTTTGTTAGCTTTATAATATAGTCTTCTGAAGCAGCACCAGCTATCATCTTATTAAATACGTTAATAGCCTGGAATGGTTTAGCAACAACGTCTTTCAACGCTTGAGAATATTCTCTGTATCCATATTCTCTTAAAGTTTTTCTAGAATAATCAGTAGTCAAGTTAGCAAGCTGTCTAGCCTGACCTCTTTGCAAAGCTCTACTACCTCCTAGTAGTTCGTCATACAAATTCAAAGCGGTAACACCTGAACGTTTTACCATATCTCTAACTTGAGGATTGAAAGCATAGTTTGTTAGCCCTCTAACAACTGACATAGGTCCAAGTTGAGGTAAAGTAGAAATAAATGTCTGAGTCATATTAGGTATAACCGCAGTACCTAAATTAATCTTAGTCATAAATTCAAATTCGGCTATACCAAATCCTGCTTTTGTAAAAATATTTTGTCTGTTAAAAGCATTCTCTCCAGTAATAGATTCTTTAATAACTCTAATAGCATCTCTTTCTTTTAATACTAAAGGAGGTATATCTGAACCACTTCCACCTTCACTTCCAATAACTTTAGCTACAGTAGCTCTTACGCCTTTCATTTCAGCACTATCTGGTATTTTTTTTATCAAGGTTTCAAATAAAGCACCTTTAGGTAAAAACATTTTATTCAACTCAATAGTTTTTGTAGCACCGTTTATATAGTCTGTATACAAGGTTAACAAGTTTCTATCTAATAACTCGCTTTTTGATTTCATAATTGCAGCCATAACATCAACATCTTTACCTGAACCTAAAAACTTTTTACTTTTTTCAAGAGGTGCATAAGTTTTAAAACCATCATTGTATATTGTTGCATTTATATTAGCCCAAACATCATAGTCTGGAACTTTAGAATCTAAAGCATCCTTACTTAAGTTTTGTCTTGTAAGTTTCCATATCTCAGAAACAGCTTGCTCTTCTGGTTTTTTAGACTTTGCAAGTCTTTCTACCCACTCTGACATTTCTTGTTGAACTTTTTCTTTCTGGGTATCGTCTAAATTTCTTAGGGCATTATCTTTATCTAAAGAAAGCTCTCCTGTTATAGCTTTTACTTTCTGGTCTAATGTTAACATGTTGGTATAGATAGCATCTCTTATAGGCTTTTTAATAACCGAAGGTCTATACCATTGTTGTCTACCAGCTACTTTTATCTTAGCCTTTATAGCATCATCATATAGCGGGTCCATAATTCTTTTTATGTCTTTAAAAACTTTAAGTCTTCTTTCTAAGAATATTTTATCTTCTTTAGAGATACGGTCCATACCACCTTTTTTCTCAGATTTGTTTATAATTTTTTTAGTTTCTCTTGCTAGCTGTGCATAGAAATCTTTATTAGCTAACTGTCCAGCTTGAAGTTTTTCATATTCTTTCCAACCAGAAGGAATAACTTTTCCATTTGTAAGAGTAACATCTTCTCCTACAATCCACTTTTCTAAATTTTTATTCTGAAACGGATTATATCCAAACATTCTAGAAACAGGTGCAATACTTTTTTTCAAACTTAATACAGAAGTATCCATACCAAGTGCTAACTGAAGGTCTACAATTCTATTTGTTGTTCTTGAAACAACATTTCTATCTACCTTACCTAACATCTTAAGAACTGTTTTAGATACTGGGTGTGATAAGTCTGCTTGTAATGAACCAAATACTGACCTTCCTATGTTTTCAAATACTCCTTCTCCTGCTACTCCAGCTAAATTTTCTAATGTAGAACCAAACTCCTCTTTAATATATTTTTCGTGAGTTTTTATTAAAGCTAAGTCTCCAAACTGCTCTGTAACAAGTCTCATTTCTATGTCAGACATTTCATTTATGTTTGGAAGTTTATTAGGGTCTTGGAATTTTTTTATATCATATTCCCCGCCAACATTAAAAATAGCTTTTTCCCAGTCTCCTTTTTTAAGTTCATTTTTACCTGCGAAAGAATCTTCTCTTAATCCTTCTAATGTTTTTCTTCTTATTCTAGTAAGAGCAAACTTTTGTCTAAATACTCCCTTATTGTTTGCTTCAAATCTTTTTCTTAGTCCAGGCTGAGAAGTATAGAACTTTAGAAATAAATCAGAATTTGCTTCATCCAATCTATAAGTTAACCTTCCTGCCTCTACATCAAAACGTATTCCCTTATCTGTCGCCTTAAAACTTTTTCTATCTATTACAACATCTAAATCTTTTGCTATCTCTCTTGAACCTGCTAGAGTTCCGTCTGCTAAAACAATATTACCTTTAATATTTGCTCCCATATATGGACCAGTAGCCATTCCTTTTGGAAGCTGTCTTGAGTTTAATCTTTTGATAGCCATATCTGACTGTTCTGTATCGTAACCTACGAGTTGTTGATTACCATCTTTGTCTACTTCAAATATAGGTTTTGATTCTAGTTCAATCTCTCCTTCTACTTTAATTAAAGGGTCTTGAACTCTTGTATAAACATCAGAACGTCTTCTAGTATATCCAGCTAAATCTACTCCTTCTTCTCTAGCTTCGGCTATCTCTTCTGTAGTCATTCCTCTTGTAGGTTTTCCTGGTCTAACTTTACCAGTCTTGTAAATATTTGCTATATTGCCAGGGATGTAAGAAGCTGCTACAATACCAACCATTGCAGTTCCAAGTGCTATATCTCCACCTTCTATATCTTTTATAACCTTTGCAAATTCTGGTTCTATTACGCGTGCACCTATGAGAGCTCCAGCTATTTCTCCTCCTATACCATAACCTTGCCCTTTTGTGGTAACTCCCTGACCTCTAAAAGATTTGGGCATTAAAGGTCCAAGAATTCCTCTTCTGGTATACCTATTTGCTCCATAACCTACGGCCCCTGTTAAACCAATACCATAACCTTTAGCAAAGTCTTTAAAACTAGAAGCTTTTAAAATATCTTTTGCTAATAAATTATATCTTTCAGATTGACTTAATCCATCAAACTTTGACAAGTCGTAATCTGAATTTAATACTTGTTCTTTTACATTCATAGCTCCACCATAAAGACCATCAAAAGAAGCAAAGTAAGCACTTTCTGTGGTAGCTATTCTAGTTAGATTTTCTGTGAATGAAGGTAAAGCTCTTTTAGGCATAACGTTATTCTTAACCATTTGATTACCTATAAACTTTACAAGCTTTTCTCCTCCAAGTTTTTGTGCTACTTTTCCTCCAAGGCCTCCTCCTACAGCTGCTAAAGCTATATTTTCTTTAGTAGGAACAAACAAAGATAAAGCCTGAGTTCCCATATCATACAATCTACCATTGTCATTTAAAGGAACATCAAACATTTTTTTACCAGACATTACTTGAACCATAGTTCCTTTTATGCTTTTATTGTAAGCTTCTTTAATAAAGTCGTTAGCATACTTGTCTACGGCTGAATAGTGAACAGCTTCTACTACTTCACTAAAACTAGAACCTTCATTTAGTTTTGCGAAAGGGTCTTGGACGTATGTAGATTCTGAAACTGTAGCAAGACCTGCTGTTAGGTCTATATTTTTTAAAGTATCTTTTGCAACCTTTACAGAGTCTGGAAGTTGAGGTAATCCTTTTGTTAGGTCTACATCTGGTAAAACTTGACCTCTGTATGTAGGAGACGTTTCTTCGTTAGGATTAAAACCTAAATATGGAGACTCTTGAGATTTTTTAGCCATTGATTAGTCCGCTATAATTTTCAATCTAAATCTGTCAGAAGTTAAATAATCTATCCAATTTTCAGTAGGACCTAAATAGTCAGATACTGTTTGTATTATTTGATTCTTATATTTATCATCTTGTAACATTTTTTTAAGCTTTGCTGTATCATTTTCTCTTCTTAAGTCTGGTATAGATTCTATAGCTAAAGAAACAAAGTTGTTAACAATAGCTTGAGATTGAGGAGATTTACCTTTTGCTCCTTGTTCTGTAATATCAAACAAGGTAGGCTCTCCTGGCTTTCTATATAATGTTGAAGAAGCTAAATCATCCATTAAAACTTTTGCTCTTCTTGAAGTTTCAATTGCCCACAATTCTCTTTCTAATTTTTCTTGTTTAACTGGGCTGTCTATAACAATGTTAAAATTCTCTGCAGTAATATTGTCTTTCTTAAAAACAGTGTTAGCTACCTGAGCTTTAAAGTCGTTTGACAATGTTTTATAGTACTCAAAAGCCTTATCTTTTGTATAGAAGTTGTCTCTTGTAAATCCAGTCATAGACATGTTTTGTTTATTTAAATCAGATTGTATACCATCAGCACTAGGACCTCCTTTAGAAACAGCAGGACTTATTCCTAATTCTGTACCAAATCTATCTTTAGAAAAAGTCATTCTTCTATTAAAATCTTCAATAGACATTCCTCCATTTGCAAGAAGGTCTACATATCCATCATAAGCAAAATCTTTTGATACTTTATTTTGGTCTTTTGAATATACAGGAATGCTAGGGTCATTACTAAACCAAATTGCATCGTATTCTGCAGCTGGATTTGATGGAACGTTTCTACCTGCTGAAATATCTGCTTTCAACTCGTCCGCGCTTTTAAAAAATTTCTTATTTTCTGGTCTTACCATAGAGTCAAATCTCATTGTATAAATAGAGTTTTCACCTTCTCCTCTTTCTCCTAAATAGTAGTCTGCTTCATCGTACTTTTTTTCAGCTATAGCTTTTACAATAGGGTCATAGTAATCTCTTTTCCAATTTGATTCTTTAGTATCTAAATCTTCTTTAGCAGCATCAATAGCATCTTGAGAATCTCTCTGTCTGTAGTAAGAAATTAAATCATTTTGCTGTTTTGTCTTGGCAACTTGCTGTATTCCATCTTGTATGGTTTTTTGAAGTCTGTCATAAGGACTCAATTTTTGATTTTGAGCTCTTGGATATAAAGGGTTTCTTGCCATTATGCGTGGTCCTCTTCGCTTGATTGATATTGATTATATATAGCATATGCCAACTCTGACAACTGATTTGCATTTAAATTGCTATGAGCTGTTGATACAAATGCAGCAAAAGCTGCCTGTGAATTACTTAAGTCTCCAAATATTCCTGAATACTCAGCAAGCGAAGAAGCAGTCATAGAGTTTCCTCTAGGTTGTGATTGCCAACCAGTGTTTTGAGAGGTATCTGTATTTCTTTCTGCATCTGCTTGCATCAAGTTTAGAGCTACGTTAGCTTGGTTAGCTATAAAATCTAACACCGTTCCTTCTAATTGCCCTATTTGTGACCCTATGCTTTCTTGAACTCCCTGATATTTCATTTTAGTGTCTTGTCCAAGGTTTTCTAATCTTTGCTGTCTGCTTTCTCTAGTTAGTTTTCTTCTTTCAGCTTGCCTACCGCTGAACAATCCCGATGTACTTTCTCCTCCAAACATTTCTAATAAAGAGCTTTGTAAATCTGTTTGAATGTTTTGAGTTCCTTCTCTAAACTGTCTTCCAACATTTCCTAAAAGCTCAGATTCTCTTGCTTTTAAAGCCTCTGATGCTTGATTATATGCTCCTACGTCAAAAGTTCCAAAGTATTCAGAAAACTCTGAACCGTATCCATATTGACTTGCAGGGTCAGTTAAAAATCCCGCTCCCAATCCTTGTCCACCAAGTATACTGCTAATTTGAGAAAAAGGAGATGAATATTGACCTCCATAGGTAGTAGGAGAATAGTAAGAACTACTTCCGCCGCCGCTTCCACTTCCACCACCAGAGCCTCCTCCGGTGTTACCATCATCTCCACCTCCGCCAGAGCCTCCGCCAGGTTTAATAACTTCATCGTCCTGATATCCGAAATTAGATGAAGTAAAACCGCCTGGCTGTCCAAACATTTTAGGATTGTTCTGCATAAAACTACCTTGCATTTGTTTTAATATATCATCATACATTGCCATAATTAAAAATTCCTTCTATCGTTGCCTAAAATTCTATTCATATATTCTGCATCAAAAACACCACCAAATAAATTAACCTTGCCTTCATCGTCGGTGATTAAATCAAAAGGGTCAACAAAAGGAGCTTTCAATGTAAATCCATCTTGACCGCCTACTTGATAGTCATAAGTAGAAGGCTGAGAACCTCCTAAAATATTTGACATATCTAGTAAAGACTCTTCAATCGGCATAGTTTCATCTGATACAGGTCTTTTAAATTCTACTGTTTCGTTATTATTCGTTTGTGTTTTCGCTTCTGTTCCATCTGTTGGAGTTTTTGTTTCAGTTGTTGGAACTCCCGTTCCAAAAGAGTTAATTAAAGATGCTGTATTTATAGCATCTCCTAAAGCGTTGGTAAAATTGCTCATTCTCATCTGGTCAGCTGCGTCGCTTACAAAATTAGTAGATGCAGTTAAATCCATGCTTAAATCTCTTCTTGCTCCTTTTAAAAATTTACCTGGAAGTAGGTCTGTTGAGAATGTAGTTCTATAAGGGTCAACCGATTCTCTCCCTAAGTAAGAACCTACTCCGCCTCCAAGAGCAGAACCTAAAAGCTTTCCTCCTGCAGGTCCTCCTAACGCATATCCTATAGCGGTTCCTATAATATTTCCCATCAAACCTCTTTTACCTCTTTTGTTAGCATTTTTTTGCATCTGTCTTTGAGCCTCTTCTATGTCTTTTCTATATTCAGCTCTGGCTTCTTCTAATTGAAGCCTTTCATCTGTTACATCCATACCTAGATTTGCTCTATCTAAGTTTCTTCCTAATTGTTGCTCAGCTTTTAATCTTCCTATTAATTGTGAAAAACTTGGCATTATAATTTACCCTCCGTTAATTCTAAAAAATGTTCTACAGTGCCAGCGCCTTCTGCTGTATTGTAGTGTTCTTTCCAATACTTTGCTAATCCTTCCTTGCCTTCTTCGATAGGTTCTGGTACGCGCCAGTACTTAATTCTACAATGTAAAATACCAGCAGCAATATTAGTACGAAGAATCCAGTCCCAATCATCAATGTTAGCATCAATAAAATAATAAGGGTCAATCCCAAGAATATCAGCAGATGCTTGAAGCAGTTCAGGACGAGCTGATATAAAGTTTCTGCAATTGTCAACGGCTGTGCTAGGTTCAACTTGCCAAAAACTTCTTGCTGGGCCTTGTTCCAACTGTTGTATATATTTGTATTTGCTTTCAACAAGACCTGTCGCATATACAATATCCAATGCTTCTTTTTTTGCATACTTATCTCCTAATTGAACGCATACATCTTTAATTAATAATTTTATTTGATTGTTATTTACGCTCACATTATCTCCTGTTATAGTTATTGTTGCTATAATAAGCAAAATTTGTATAAACTTCATCTGTACAAAGTACTAAAATATTCTTATTTCTGTCAAGGTTTATCACGGTATTAACATCTTTCCTGCATTAGCTCCAGACGTAATTAATTGTGTGTCTCCACTCTCCAACCCAGAATCTCCTTCTTCAGCTATTTGAAAGAAAGTTTTTTTACCTTTTGAAATTCTAACACCATCTTTAACAAACTTAATTGCATCTTTCTGAGGTTTTTTTACATCAGAGTTTTTAGCAAATGTCCTTAATTCTTTTTGCTCTGCTGGTCCTTTTTGTTGAACAAACTCTAGTTCAAACATTTTACCAAATTCTTTTCTAACAACTTTAAGCCTACCGTTATGATACTGTATAACTTCTTCTCCGTTCTTCATTTCGCTCTTGCCAATAGCTCCACGCTTTACTTGCTTGTTAGTTCCCGCTATTCTTCTTCCCTTAGTCAGTGACATTATCTTTGTCCTTTCGCTCTTAGTATGATAGATAAATCTTGCAACTCAAAGCTAGCGTTAGCAGTTCCGTCTATCTGTATCTGCAAAGACTTTCCATCTCTGTTAGACGATAATAGTATAAACTCTTCTGTCGATAAAGACGAGGAGTCCATAACATTTTCAAGTCCGCTTGTTATAAATTCATCGCTAGGAGATGCTCCGTTTCTTCCTGTTTTAATATTAGCAGTGTTACCATTATTGATATAAGTAGCATATATAGAGTAAAATCTTTTGTCCACAGAAGGTAGTTTAAAATCGACTTCTTTTGTTTTTATATTTATAGTCTGCGCTGCAGGAGTAGGGTCGTATCTTTTAAATGTACCGCTATCTGCCAAACAAACTAGTTCTTCTCCATACACTACAAAGTTAGTAATTTTATCTCCTTCTAAAACGTGAGTATGATTAATATTAACAATAGACTTTGTTTGTATGTCATATAAATATCCTACAGGAGTTGTGTCGTCAGTATTTCCAACAACTAAAATTTGATTCTTTTTAGGAATGTATCCTACAATTGTTGTTGTAGCTTCTATGTTTGCTTGCCAAGTTGTGTCATCTATAGTGCTAGATAGTTTTTGTATTTGCTCTGAATAGCTAAACATTCCGTGCTCATTTACCCAAACTAATCCTAAATCTGACTTACATACCGCTCCAGGAGATTGAACTCCTCTATTTTCTAATTCTGCCTCTACATACCAACCAGCATCAGAACCTGAAGCTATGTTAATAACAAATAGTTTATCTTTTTTATAAACAAATAATTTATCTTTAAACTCTGCTAGTTTAACAATCTCGTCTCCGTCGTTTGTTCCAATATCTAAATAAAAACTTTGTGGAAACAGGTCATACTTTCTTACTGGAGTATATTGTATTCTATCTCCCATAACTTTTGTTCTACCTTCAGAATCTACATAATCTACGTTACCAACAAAAGCTCTTTGATTTGCTACAACTGCAGTTTTATATCCATAAGCTGTGTTACCGTTAAATGATATTTCTTTTTCGTCAGAAGAATATCCATTAATAGTAGCATAAGTATCAAGTCCTGGTTGTTTAATAGCATAGGCTCTATTGTCCGCGTTTACATTTTTAGCATCATTAGTAACATCAAAACCGCTACCATCTACAAGAGGGTCAAAGTCGTCTGCTAAAGATATTCTAGAACCTTGTTCAAAATCTATATCTAATAATAAAGTAAACTCATCATCAGGGTTATTAATATCTCTTAAGTATATTCTCATTCCTTGTATTTCAGCTAGCTTAACATCTCCGTCTCCTATAGAAACACTAATGTTTGGAAACTGTCCATCTGTCAATGTAATAGTTCCGTCTGCTGAT